GTCTCAATTAGAAGGCTCTAAGATTGCTTTGCAAAAAGCAATGGAAGACGGCGATGCGGGTCAAATTGCTGAAGCCCAGTCTATATTAGCTGCTGCATCGGCTGATAAGGTTGCACATGACCAATATCAAGGACAACTTCAGAGATACAATCAAGAGTTAGAGCAATACAACGCACAACAAGATATGTATGCTCAACAACAGCAAGCGGCCATGCTGGAACAAAGACAAAATCCAAGGCAGCCAGATTATAATCCTCCTTCACAACGTGCTCAATCTTGGGCCAATGAGAATACTTGGTTTGGAAAAGACCAAATAATGACCAATGTAGCTATTGCTGTTCATGAACAGTTAGCACAAGAAGGATTTGACACAGAGTCAGATGGCTATTACTCTGAAATTAACAAAAGGATGAAGCAAGAGTTGCCGAATCGTTTTGAAAATATCGTGGGAGCTGACGGGAAACCCGCCCAAACCGTCGCTTCACCATCACGCAGTAACTCAAATGGGCGCAGGAAAAATCGTAATCAGGTAGAGTTGACACCTAGCGAACAGCAATTAGCTAAACGTTTAGGAGTTTCTTTCAAGGATTATGCAGTTCACAAAGCGAGGTTAGATAACTCATGAATGATAAAATTGAAATCGAAGAAAATGTTGAAATTGACAGAACTTCTCGAAGTTCAGAAACACGCGAGACTCAAAAGGCTAGACGCCCTTGGGAACCGCCTTCTCTTTTGAAAACGCCTGAACCCCCTCCTGGTATAAAATACCGTTGGGTTCGTACTGAAATAAGAGGTCAGGAAGATCGAAAGAATGTCATGCAACGAATGCGCGAAGGATGGGAACCAGTTAAACCGGAAGAAATTCCAGAGTTTGATGTTCCAACCATTGACCACGGCAAACACGCAGGTGTAGTCGGAATTGGTGGGCTTATGCTTTGTAAAATCGATGCATCAATTGCTGAAGAACGAAATCAGTATTTTGAAGATAAAACAATGAATCAAATGAATGCAGTTGACAACAACCTCATGCGTGAAGAACATCCTGCAATGCCGATCACTAAAAGTCGGCAGTCCAGGGTTACATTTGGCGGTAATACTAAAGGGAAACCTTAAGTGTTACTTAATATTAATCTCGTGATCGGAGAAGTTTATCATGGCAAATAAAGACGCCGCATTTGGTTTGCGTCCAGTTAAGCATGTTAGCGGTTCACCGTTCAACGGAGGTCAATCTAGATATCGTATTACAACAGCAGATGCTACTAATACGACTAACATCTACAATGGTGACATTGTGACCCAAAACACAGCTGGTATTGTTACAAGAATAGCCAGAGCTGATGGTGGTAGTGCTACAAGTTCTATTATTGTTGGTGTGTTTAATGGTTGCTACTACACTGACCCTACTACCAGTAAGCCCACTTGGAGCAATTACTGGCCAGGAAACGCTGCTACGGATGCAGTCGCTTTTATTTTTGACGATCCTTATATCGTTTATGAAGTACAAGCTGACGCTGCTTTCCCAGTCGCTGACCTGTGGGGTAATTTTGATATTGTAGACCAGTCGACAGTAGGAGATACCAGCAGTGGTAGATCTAATGTTGAGCTTGATGTGACAACGGGAGCTACTACAGCTACGTTGCCAATGAAAGCAATTGAGATATCTACAGACCCTCAAAACTCTGATGTTAGTACGGCAAACACTAACGTTCTTGTTCTAGTACAAAACCATTTGTATAGACAAGCTCAAGTTGGTTTAGCATAAAGGAGAATTAGACAATGGCAATTTCAAGAGCACAGCTCGTTAAAGAATTAGAGCCTGGTTTAAACGCCCTTTTCGGCATGGAGTATTCTCGTTATGAGAATGAACACGAGGAAATTTTCGAGAGCGAAAGCTCAGACCGTGCATTTGAAGAAGAAGTTCTTATTGCAGGGTTCGGAAATGCCCCAGTGAAAAGAGAGGGTGATGGAGTTGAGTTTGATACAGCCTATGAAGGCTTTACTGCTCGTTACACCCATGAAACTATTGCATTAGCATTTGCATTAACAGAAGAAGCTGTAGAGGATAACCTCTATGACCGACTCGGTGCTCGTTATACGAAAGCGCTTGCGCGTTCTATGGCTCACACCAAACAGGTTAAAGCTGCAAACGTTTTGAATAATGCTTTTAGCTCTAGTTACACAGGTGGAGATGGTTTATCACTGGTAAACAGTGCGCATACCCTAGCGGGTGGCGGAACTTTCTCAAATACTCCTAGTACCGCAGTTGACTTGAACGAAACATCACTTGAAGACGGTTTAATTACAATATCAACTCTTGTTGATGATCGTAATCTAACTCTTGCTCTTCAGGGAATGAAGCTAATTGTGCCACCGCAACTTCAATTCATAGCAGAACGTTTAATCGAAACGCCAGGTCGTGTCGGAACGTCTGATAATGATATCAATGCAATCAAGAATATGGGAATGATACCTAACGGCTATTGTGTTAACCATTTCCTAACAGATACTGATGCATGGTTTCTATTAACAGATTGTCCAGACGGCATGAAGCATTTCGTGAGATCGCCTATGAGCACAAACATGGAAGGTGATTTTGATACCGGAAATGTTAGGTTCAAGGCTAGAGAACGTTATAGCTTTGGTTGGAGTAATCCTCGTGGCATATATGGCTCGCAAGGCGCTTAAGAACCAGTAAATGGAAGTTTGTAATACACTTTCTTACTCAGTATTACAGAGAAAGGGGCTTCGGCCCCTTTTTTCTTTTTTCCTTTATCTTTTCCTCATTTAACAGTAATATAAACTCTTACCTAGGATTTTATATTTACCTATCGACTGGCCTAGCAGACAAAGCCAAAAGACGATGGGGTTATTAAGGAGACTTAATTATGGCACAATCAACTTTTGCAGGTCCTGTAAAATCACTCGCTGGTTTTATTAATGCAGGATACAAAGCAACCGTTAGTTTAACGGCAAACACAACCATCACAGTGGCAGCTCATGCTGGCAGAATGCTATTATGTAATGATGCAGACGGAGTGTTTACACTTCCCAGCATTGTTGTAACAGAACCTGCTGATAAGGGCGACCCAGGACAATTATGTAATTTAGGCGCTCAATTCACTTTTGTTGTTGTCACGGCAGCAACAGATATGGACATCGTAACAGACGGCACAGACAAATTCGTCGGTGGTGCTTATACCGGCATTGATGACAGCGCAGCAGGTAAAACTTTTATCTCTGGCGCATCTAATGATGTTATTACACAAAACGGCACAACTAAAGGCGGTTTAGCAGGAAGTATTGTAGTAGTTACTGCAATAGCCAGCGCTAAATACCATGTTGCAGCACAGCTACTTGGTTCAGGAACTTTAGTAACACCATTTGCTGACGCTTAATAGGGGGTAGATTATGGCTAATACAGTCACAGGTCCCACTAATCAGTTTGACGGAGAAAAAACACTTATTGTTTATGCTTCAGTTTTATCAGATGGAAGTGCAAGCAGTACGACCTTGGTTGATGTTTCAGCATTGAATGCTGCTCCTGACGGAACCGCTTGCTCTACTGTTACCTTAAAAAAGATTTGGTATACAGTTAGTGGCGCTCCTGATGCACCCGCTTCTTTAGATTGGGATGCAACCACAGATGTTACTTTTCTAACATTGTCTTACGACAATTCGTTTGATTTTAGTGGCTTTGGCGGTTTGTCCAATACTAAAGCATCTGGTTACTCAGGCGATGTACTTTTTGTTATTCCGTTAACGGCTGATGCCGGGAATGAATACACCGTTTGGTGTGAGTTCATTAAGAACTACTAATAAGGATGGCTACTTCTGGATCAAGAGACTTTCAGCCCGATGTCGCTGAATGGATCGAGGAGGCCTACGAACGATGTGGGCTTGAAATGCGTACTGCTTATGACGCAAGAACAGCCCGCCGTTCTTTAAATATTCTTTTTGCAGACTGGGCAAACAGAGGTTTGAATCAGTGGACCATTAATAACGTTAGTCAAACATTAACCCAGGGAACTGAGTCTTATGATTTAAACAGTTATGTGGTTGATGTTTTAGATGTTGTCTTAAGAAGAACGACCAATAGTGTGGCAACAGATTATCAAATGACTCAAGTAGGTCGTTCTGAATATTGGAACATTCCTTCTAAATCGACTCAAGCTAGACCCACACAATATTTCTTAGACAAACAAGAAACACCTAAAATATATGTATGGCCAGCACCAGAGAACAGTACAGATGTTATCAAGATGAATCAAATTTTAAGAATAGAAGACGCAGATGCATCGGCTAATGATGTCCAGGTTCCTTTTAGGTTTTATCCTTGTTTGGTTGCAGGCCTAGCTTATTATATAGCTCAAAAACGTGCGCCAGATAGAATACAAATCTTAAAAGGAATGTATGAAGAGGAATTTGCTAGAGCATTAGCTCAAGATGAAGATAGAGGACCATTAAGGATAAAGCCTAATATGCGTTCTTATGGGTACTGATCATGGCATATGCTTCAGGCAAATATGCATATGGAATTTGTGATCGGTGCGGTTGGCGTTATCATTTATCAGATCTGACTAAAGAATGGAATGACTTAAAGACTTGTCCTGAGTGTTTTGAACCTAAAAGTCCACAATTGGAACCTCTTGCTTACACTGCGGACCCAGAGGCTCTATATGAACCGCGACCTGATATAAATTTTAGAACAGCTTCTTTAGGCGTTGTCACTACAAATACAATTTCAGAGTTTGATTCTAAAGGAGTCTATTTAGGAACTGGCGGTATGACAACAACGAACGATCCAATTGGTACTGATTTTGAGAGTGTTGAAGGCACTGGAGAAGTTGGTACTATAGTAGCTACAGGAGGCTCATAATGTCTTTTACTTATGCAACACTAAAAACATCGATACAAGATTACATGGAAGACAGTGGAACTACTTTCGCTAACAACCTGGATAACTTTATTAAAGTGACCGAAGAGGACATTTTGAAGAATGTAGAACTTAATTATTATAAGAAGAATGTAACGGGAACAGCTTCTTCTGGAAATGCTTATTTAGGAATGCCATCAGATTTTCTTTCAGCCTTTAGCCTGGCTGTTATTAGTTCTAGTGTTTATACTTATCTTTTACTTAAACACCCTTCTTTTATTAGAGATTACACGCCGAACGCATCAACAACAGGCACGCCAAAATATTATGCAGACTTTGATAACGATACCTTTATACTGGCACCAACGCCTGATGCAGACTATAGTTTTGAATTGCATTATTTTTATAGGCCTAACTCTTTAACCGCAGGTGCTTCTGATGGAACCACCTATCTATCTATTAACGCACCCAATGTTTTATTATCAGGATGTTTGTTACAAGCAGCGCTGTTTATGAAATTAGATCAGACAGAAGTAGGAACTTATAAGCAAAATTATGACAAAGAAATGATGCAGTTTAAAGTTTGGGCAGAAGGAAGAAACACTAAAGAAGAGATGAGATACGATAAAACCAGGTCTATTTTATAATGATTAAAGAATTAGAAGGTAAAAATATCGCTATTGTCGCTATGGGCAAAAGCCAACTCGACTACCATATGTCGCTTAGTCATAGTCAAGAATACGATGAAGTCTGGGCAATTAACTCTATGTGTGCCGTGGTTAAAACAGATCGGCTATTTATGATGGATCCAGCCTCTAGATTTTTTGATACCGAAGATCCAGGCCCACAAACAAAAGTTATGAGGAAGTTATTACCCAAACTAAAGTGTCCTATTTATTCATGCGAACTAGATAAAAGAGCACCATCAATAGAGCTTTATCCTCTAGATGATGTTATTTCTGAATTAAGTTGTGGATATCTAAACAACACTATTGCTTATGCCATTGCTTTTGCTGCATTAAACAATGTGGGCAAGATTAATATGTTTGGAGCTGACTTTAGTTACACAACCAATGTGCATTTTGGAGAGATGGGAAGAGCTTGTTGTGAGTTTTGGTTGTCTAAGTGTATGAGCAAAGGAATTGATATTTCTATTGCGGCAACATCTTCTATGTTAGATACTAATGTTTCTGAAAAAGAAAAATTATATGGATATCACAGGTTACAAGATCCTCCTGTGGTATATTTAAAAGATGGAGACTTAAAAACAACTAAGTTTTCAGAAGTAAAAAAGGATAATAAAAAACTCGTTGGAGTTTCAGGAAGAAAAGACTATATGAAGGTTTCAAAAACAAACGGTCTTTTACCAGCTGAACCCAACCAATACTGAAGGAGTAAGAAATGCCAGGAATGACAGCAAGACGCGATAAAATGCGTGGCGATCCTAAGAAGTTTCTTCGACCTGGGGATGATGCGGTTTATTCTTCCCCTAAGAAGAAGAAAAAATCTTCTAAAAAGAAGAAATATTAGAGATGTTCCAAGCTAAAATAGATATGGCTGTAGGCGAGTTGGGTGTAAAAACAACTCATAACAGAGGCCATACGGTAGAAGAAGTAGCTGAAATGGCTACCGATAGATTAATTTCGGTTGCAGATACTGCTCCGAATGAAATAAAAGCACAGGCACATGCTTTTAAAAATGTGTGTCATCAGGTCATTGTTTATTATATGCAAGAGGCGATTAAAAACCACATGTGTACAATAGGCAATCAATTAGAATCGCAAGGTCATAAAGATCTTGCAAATATTATTAGGAGACTATAATGGCTATAACACAGGCAATGTGTACTTCTTTTAAGAAAGAACTCTTAGAAGCCGTGCATAACTTTAAAGCATCTGGAGGAAACTCTTTTAAGCTGGCTTTATATACAAGTTCAGCGACAATGAGTGCTTCTACTACCGCCTATACTACAACCGCAGAGGCATCAGGAACAAACTATACTGCGGGCGGATCAGCTTTAACAAATGTCAACCCGACCACATCGGGGACAACTGCTTTTACTGATTTTGCTGATTTGACTTTTGGTACAGCAACAATCACAGCAAGAGGTTGTATGATTTATAATGATACAGCTACTAGCGATCCAGCAGTTGCAGTTTTTGATTTTGGTGGAGATAAGACAAGTACAGCAGGTAGTTTTACGATTACATTCCCAGCCGCAGACGCAAGTAACGCTGTTATTAGAATAGCGTAGCTGAGTCATGGCTGGTTGGGGTCGATCTACTTGGGGAGCAGGTCCTTGGGGTGAACCCGCAGTTGTTAATGTATCTGTTGCATTAACAGGACTAGCAGGTACTTCGGCTTTAGGCACTGAAACCGTCAGCTGTGACGCTAATGTCGCAGAGACAGGCGTATACGGCACAGGTTCTGTGGGCACAGTTGTTGCGACAGGGGTTGCAATTGTTACTGAGACAGGGGTTGCGGGAACAGGTGCGGTAAGTTCCTTAACTATTACTTGTGATGCAAATGTTGCAGAAACAGGGATTGCAGCTACTGGTGCGATAAGTTCTCTTACTGCTACTGGTGTTGCTAATCTTTCGGTCACAGGACTAGCAGGAACTACTGCTTTAGGCACTGAAACTGTTACTGGTGATGCAAATGTTGTAGAAACAGGACTAGCGGGAACAGGAGCAGTTGGAACTATAATTGCTGCTGGATTTGCAATACAAGGAGTTAGTGGTACAGCATCAACAGTAGGCCTCGGTGATGAGACTGTAACTTGTGATGCTAATGTTTATCCAACTAATGTAGTAGGAACAACGGCATTAGGAAGTGTTGGCATTATTGGTACTAACAATATTGCCGTTACAATGGATGCAGCGACAGGAGCAGTTGGTTCACTTACAACAACTTCTCACGCAAACATTTATCCAACGGGAGTGGTGGGAACAGGACAAATAACTTCTGTGTTGGTATGGGGAGTAGTTGTTCCAGGACAAGATCCAGAATGGGACGGAGTTAATGATTCACAAAGTCCAAGTTGGGGCGCTGTAGACGATGCTCAAAGCCCTGGTTGGCAGGAAGTGGCTTAATAATGGAAAAGATAATTTATAACAGTTATACTCATATAAGATTGGAGGATCGATAATGGCAAGTACATATGTAAATGATTTAAGACTCAACGAGATGGCCACGGGTGATGGTAGTGGAACGTGGGGCACAACAACAAACACAAATTTAGAGCTAATAGCAGAAGCATGGGGTAGTGGTTCAGAAACAATCACAGGAACTTCACACACCATTACAATGGCAGATGGTGCAGCAGATGCAGCCAGAGCCTATTCCCTTACTCTGACAGGATCAATTTCTGCGTTAAACACAGTAACCCTTGCTCCTAATACAGTTAATAAAACATGGGTAATTCAGAACTCTTCTGGATACGCGGTTTCAATATCACAAGGCACAGGCGCTAATGTCGTTATTCCGAATGGCGGAATCAAGATGGTAGTCGCTGATGGTGCAGGAGCAGGCGCAGCAGTGACCGATGTACTAGACCTAACAGGTGGTACAGGCAATGTTGGTCTTGGTAGTGGTAACTTAGGCACAGCCCTAACGACAGGAACAGACAATGTAGCCATTGGTGAAGCATCCCTTGATGCAGTCACGACTGGCTCGGATAACACAGCAGTTGGCGATAATGCTGGTGGAGCAATAACAACAGGCGGTAATAATGTAGCGATTGGTTCAGGAGCCTTGCTAGTAGCAACGACTGCCAGCAACAATGTTGCGGTAGGAACAGCAGCTTTAACCGCTAATACTTCTGGAACAGATAATGTAGCGGTGGGAGATTCAGCAGGAACAGCAATAACCACAGGTGGAAATAATACTTTTATCGGTGATGATGCAGGTAAAGCAACCACAACTGCTGATTTTAATGTTGGTGTTGGGGCTTCTGTTATGGAAGCAAATACAACAGGGGCAAACAATGTGGCTGTTGGAATGAGGGCATTAGATGCGAATACCACAGGTAGTTATAATGTTTCAGTTGGTGGAGCTTCTTTAGGGGCAAACACAACTGCTTCTAATAATGTTGCTGTTGGTTATTTAGCTTTAACAACAAACACCACAGGTGCTTCTAATACAGCACTTGGCGATCAAGCATTAGAAGCAAATACTACCGCTTCAAACAATGTGGCAGTAGGAAAAGATGCCATGACAGCAAACACCACAGGTGCAACAAATACTGCTATTGGAGCAGGTGCTTTAGGTGCTAATACAACAGGTGGTACAAACACAGCAGTCGGACATATTGCTTTAGAAGCAAACACCACAGGTGCTTATAACACGGCAGTTGGTAAAAACGCAATGGGAGACAATACCACAGGCTCTGAGAATACTGCGGTTGGTTGGGATGCTTTAAAAGTAAACACCACCGCATCAAATAATGTTGCGGTTGGTACTACTGCTTTAGGACTAAATACCACAGGAACAGATAATGTGGCAATGGGTGCTTATGCTCTAGATTCCAATACTACTGGCAATGACAACACCGCTATCGGTGACAACGCTTTAGGAGCAAATACGACAGCAGCAGACAATACAGCCGTTGGTTCAAGTGCTTTAGCAGCAAACACCACAGGAACAGCAAACATCGCTATTGGTTATCAAGCATTGTTTGACAACACTACAGGGAACTACAACACTGCAATAGGCTGGAAATCCTTATTTGAAAATACCACAGCTATTATGAATGTAGCTGTTGGTTATGATGCAATGAGGGATAACACTACTGGAGCAAATAATACTGCTATAGGTGTTGAAGCATTGGCTAATAATACCACAGCAGCTAACAACACAGCCGTTGGTAAAGATTCTTTAGTAGCAAACACCACAGGACACTCAAATGTAGCCGTTGGTAAAGGTGCTTTTGTAGCAAATGTTGATGG